GAAACACTTTGCTTCTGCCATGGATCTCTATAAGACTATGCTTGACAAAGGTATTGCTAAAGAGTGTGCTCGCTTTGTGCTCCCTTTGGCAACTCCAACCCGTATCTACATGACAGGCTCTGTGCGTTCTTGGATCCACTATATAAATCTACGTTCTGCTCATGGAACACAAAAAGAACACATGGATATCGCAAATCAATGTCGTGATATCTTCGCAGAACAATTTCCTATTTGTGCTGAAGCATTGGAGTGGAGTTGATGGCAACGTATCCTGTAATCAATACTAAGACTGGCGAACAGAAAGAGGTCGTGATTAGCGTCCATGACTGGGAGCAATGGAAGACAGACAATCCAGATTGGACTAGAGATTGGAGCGATCCATCTACTTGTCCTGGATCTGGTGAGGTTGGTGACATGTATTCCAAGATGAAGAAGACTCATCCTGGATTCTATGACATCATGAAGAACAAAATTGCTCCCAAAGCACCAACAAACGATAGTATTACCCAAAAGTATAACTGATATGCCAGTAAGAAAGAAGACTCAAAAAGGACCTGGACAAGGTATGACTTCCAAGCAACGTAAGCGTCGCAAGCCCATTGATGAAGCTTACATGATCCCCATCGAACCACTTACTGAAAATCAGAAGTTGATGTTTGATGAGTGGGACAAAGGTCAGATGATCTATGCCTATGGTGTAGCAGGAACTGGTAAGACATTCGTTGCTCTCTATAAGGCACTCAAGGATGTGCTCAATGAGTATAGTCCCTATGAGAAAGTCTATATCGTTCGCTCTCTAGTTGCTACGAGGGAGATTGGTTTCCTTCCTGGTGACCATGAGGACAAGTCTTCTCTCTATCAGATACCATACAAGAACATGGTTCAGTCCATGTTTGAGATGCCTGATGACAATAGTTTTGAGATGCTCTATGATAATCTCAAGGCACAGGAAACTATCTCGTTCTGGTCTACCAGTTTCATTCGTGGCACCACCCTTGATAATTCAATCGTTATCATTGACGAGTGTCAGAACTTGAACTTCCACGAACTGGATAGTATCATCACTCGTGTTGGACAGGACAGCAAGATCATCTTCTGTGGTGATGCTGCTCAGACTGACCTCCAAAAGATCTCTGAGCGTTCAGGTATCCTGGACTTCCAACGCATCCTACAGAACATGGATGAGTTCTCGCTAATTGAATTTGGTATTGAGGACATCGTTCGTTCTGGTCTTGTCAAGTCTTATATCATCAACAAAATCAATCTGGGTCTATGAAGTTGTTTAATCATGTGGGACTAGATCCTATTGAAATGTCTGCTGAGATGGTGGATGGCAAACGAGTTTACCTTACACCTACTGGAGACAAGTTCCCATCTGTCACCACTGTGATTAGCAACAACAAAGAAAAGATGGCGGGCATCGCTAGGTGGCGAGCCCGTGTGGGCGAGGAGAAAGCAAACAACATTTCTTCTCGCTCTACCAGCAGAGGAACTAAGTATCACTCTATCGTAGAAGACTATCTCAACAACGAACTGGACCTCAAAAAGTTTAGTAAGTTCCCTCTTCCTGTCCTAATGTTCCAGCATTCTAGGGATATTTTGGACCGCATAAATAACATATATTTACAGGAAGCGGCGCTCTACTCTAATCATCTAGAGATGGCAGGGCGTGTCGATTGTATCGCTGAGTTCGATGGTGTGTTGTCTATCATTGATTTCAAGACAGCAGCAGAACCCAAGCGTGAAAAATATCTTTACGATTACTTCGTTCAAGAAACCGCATACGCTTGTATGCTTCAAGAACTCTACGGGTTGTCAGTGAAACAACTCGTGACAATCGTTGCTTGTGAAAACGGAGAGACTCAAGTCAAGGTGCTTCCACCTAAGAAAGAATTCTTTATCAAACTAATGAGTTACATCGAAGAATACCAGGAACGATATGGAGAAAAAACAATTATTAGAGGATAAGTTTATGACCGCTGCGAGATTCTCGCAGGAAGTGGAGAAGATTGCTTTACACAATCCAGACATGAATTATATTGATTCGGTTATCCACTACTGTGAGTTAAACGAAATTGAAATAGATAGTGTATCAAAGTTGATTAGCAAACCTCTAAAGGAGAAACTCCGTTACGAGGCACAGCAACTCAACTTCATGAAGAAAACCAGTCGCGCAAAGTTGATGTTAGTATGAGCTTCTTTCAATCAGATATTATTCGTGGAGACATCCAAGAGATGATGGATCTCCAGCAGTTCTGCTTTAGATCTGCTATGAACTTTGTTCTTCTCGATGACGAGAGGAAGATGGATTACTTTGAGAAACTTGAGCTGCTGATTGAGAAGCAGAAGACTTTCTACTTCCGTATTAAGTTGAGTGACGATCCCGAAGCAGTCTCTGTCCTAGAGACCATGAAGCAGGGTATTATTATGCTTGGTGCCACCCCAGGCACCACCGTTGAACAGATGTTTGACGAACTGCTGCAGAAAGTCCAGTTCATGAAGGACAAACTGCAAAGTGGCACAGCGGATTGACGCCCGACGCTGTGCCTGTTATAATGACTGAGTGATAGGGCATCACAGACCAAATCCAAACTAATCCGAGAAAATCCTATGTCTTTCGCAGATCTGAAGCGTAAATCCCAGAACAACTTCTCTTTCCTCCAGAAGGAACTTGAGAAATCATCCAGCGGCAAGAACGTTGATGAGCGTTTCTGGAAACCAGAGGTTGACGCTTCTGGCAACGGGTACGCTGTTATCCGTTTCCTCCCCGCCCCCGAAGGTGAAACTGTACCTTGGGCGAAAGTGTACTCCCATGCCTTCCAAGGTCCTGGTGGTTGGTACATTGAAAACTCCCTGACCACTCTCAACGAGAAGGATCCCGTTGGTGAAGTCAACCGCCGTCTCTGGAACAGCGGTAGTGATGAAGACAAAGAGACTGCTCGTAAGCAGAAGCGTAAGCTCCAGTATTACAGCAACATCCTTGTCGTGAAGGATCCTAAGAACCCTGAGAACGAGGGTCGTGTGTTCCTCTATAAGTATGGCAAGAAGATCCATGATAAGATCCTTGCTGCGATGCAACCTGAGTTTCAAGATGAAGACCCCGTGAATGTCTTCGATCTTTGGGAAGGTGCTAACTTCAAACTGAAGATCAAGAAGGTTGCTGGTTATTGGAACTACGATAGTTCCGAGTTCGATAGTGTCTCTGCTCTCAGCGCAGACGATGATGAACTGGAAGGCATCTGGAAGTCCGAGCACTCTCTGGAAGCGTTCACTAACAAGGACCAGTTCAAGTCCTACGAGGATCTTGAGCGTCGCCTGAACATGGTGCTTGGTATCACCCAGCGCACTGCTGTTCCTAGCGTTGATGATGAAGAGTATGAGCCTGTCGCTGCTCCTGAACCCTCGTCGTTCCGCTCTCGTGTGTCCGCTGCTCCCTCTCCTGTGAAGGAAGAGGCAGTCGTTGATGATGACGATGCTCTGTCTTACTTCGCTCGTCTTGCTGAAGAAGACTGATGAACATCAAAAAGAACCTGACATGCTGTGCCACAAGTCCTATATGTCACTTCGTAGCCCTGTGTGTTGGGTTCTTGGCGATGATCGAAGTAATACATACTCACGCTCACTACACTATGAATACAGACACAAACAGTTATGTTCTTACCTTCTGTAAAAAAAATTTGAAAGAGTGTGAGCGACTAATTTCAGATTTGAAAAACTAATTCCATAAAACTGGGAAAAATTTTTCGCCAAAAAATTGACTAAAAAAGTCGCATCAACCAGTTGCTTTTAGTCTCTGGTTGATGTAACTATCAGATTTTTTGTAGAGATTTCTCTTTCTAAAATCATCTACAAACTGTCTAAAGTATGCTGGTTTTAGGAGAAAGATTTCTCTTTTCTTTTCATTCTCATCAGTAAACCATTCTGCTATGGTAACGGGACGACAAATCTCGTTACCATTTTTTGTAACTATTGATCCATTGATGTTTAGTTTTTGTGTGCTATTATAGAATTCTTCATCTACACGAAGACCAGCAGGATATTGACCTATCTCATACGTTTCGTAATGATGAACTGTAACGTATGGATCATCGTATTCACTTTCCAATACTTTATCTATTTCAAAGTTACTCATTGGCCAATCATACTGAACATTTACCATGTTATTGGTTAGGAGGATAACCCAATCATAAAATGGATCACCATAAGCTTTTTTTGCTAAAGTATCTGGTCTCTCTCCGTCTGGAATCGTGTACTTATTAAAGATAACAGCATAAGAAAACACATCATCATTTATTTTATATCTACGAAAGAAATTCTTTGCAGTTATAAAATCAGATTCTGAAAAAGGATAACTGATTGGTTTCTCGTCGTATGAGATGTCTGGGACTAGTGAAAAATACATTAGTAATCCTCTACTTCGTTTGCAAAGATAAGTTTAGTTTCTTGGAATGATAACGATAAACCAATAGCAACCATTTCGCCACCTTCCAATGTTGCATATGCTCCATCTGGAGTATAATTGACATCAACTTGAGTGATAGCACACATTTTATATTGAGTTACATCTTTATTTAAGTCATTACCTCTCATAAAAGAGACTTTACATACACTAGGAACTTGTATAAAACTCGCTGATATGTTTTGTCCTCCAATTTGAATAGCACCACCAACAGCTGATAGACTAGTATTAGCATCAAAACTAGGAAGCATAGCTTTTTTGAAGATTTTCACAATTTGTTTGACATTATCTGCTTCTGGCTTATTTCTAGGTACAAGTTTATAGTTTAGAGTAAAGTTTCTTAGATCAATTCCCTGGAATAATAGTTCTACATTAGGATTCAAAATTACTCCTTGGGTTCCCGAGAGTACGTCATTGTCTGATATTTGCTCACCTGTAATTTTACCAATAATTTCTTGCACTGCTTTTACTCCAAAATTAGGAAGTAATTGATCCATAGCAGTTCCAGTAGTATTCAACGAATTTTGTGCTAATTGTCCTCCATTTCCAGATCCAACAAGCGCCATGGCAGCTGCTCCAATGTTACTAAATGCCTTTCCACTCCAGTTAGCTTTGTATCCAGTAGATACATCTTCTGGCATGTAAAGTACAATAGATTGCAACCCATCTACTTTTTCATATAGTGCGGCATCGGTAGCGCTTTGGTTATATACAGACAATGCA